CGGTAATCGTGCATGCAGATGGTTCTGTTTCTGCTGAAGAATTAAAACCGTTTCCTAGCATTCGCCGCGATAACAACGCGGCATAAGCAATCCCCCCGCTCTTATCACATCTAAGCCCTGAAAAAGGGCATCAATCTAGCACTGAAAAGTGCACATCAATACCAAATTAAATCTATGGGTATGCCTCATGCATAGCCACAACTAACTGTATTCAACACCAAGGAATTTAACAAATGGATGACTTAACAACACGCAACAAAACCAGCGCTCGCAACATTGAGAGTTGGATCTTAAACCGCATCGCCATTATTGGCACAACCCGTGTAGCTGAGCACATGGGAGTAAACAAATCATCGGTATCTCAGTGGAAGCAACACTACATACCGCGCATGGCTGCACTACTCGAATTCATCGGTTACTCGATTACTGACGACGACATTTCACGTGTGGTTGTGGGATTGGCTGACTTGCTGGAAGAGAGGATGTGCGGAAAGAAAAAACGCCCCGTTGGAGCGGAGCGTTCTGATCAGATAACCATGAAATTCTAGCCGAATAACTGGATCAATTCACAGGAGTAATTATGCCTAAGAAAACTCGTTTTTACCAGGCGTCAGTACATAAAAATATTGCTCGTGACCGGTTCATCAAATCCTGTAACCCGGCTGTCGGTACAAAGCTGAGAGTCATCATCGAAGAACTAAAGCGGAAGGAGAACGGTCATGAGTAGCCCTGCAACAGTAACACCAATAAGACCGTCTCTGGCGGTCGTGGAGCGTCGCGTGGCAGATCTTGAAGATGGATACACCCGTCTTGCAAATGCCCTGTATGACGAGCTTATCGGCGCAGATTTAACGAAGAATCAGAGCAAGGTGGCTCATGCCATTTGCCGTAAAACATACGGCTTTGGTAAGAAACTGGATCGCATATCTGACAGCCAGTTAGCTCAACTTACCAGGCTGCCAAGACAGAAGGTCAACAAGGCCAAGAATGAGCTTATTGCAATGAAGGTAATCATTCGTGAAGGCAGTCAAATCGGTCCAAACAAGAACATCACAGAATGGGAAATCGAAGGGTGTCACTACTCTGGTGATAATGTCACTACATTGGTGACAAAAAATGTCACCAAAACGGTGACAGCCCTGTCACCAAAACAGGGACACACAAAAGAAACTATTACAAAAGAAAAGAAAGAAAGTAAAAACACTCTGCCCGAACAAGTTCGAGCGGAGGACGAAAAATCACTTCAGCCTACAAACAAACACCAGGACACTGACGAAGCATTCGAGTCGATTTTCTGGCTTGCAGGAATGCGTAAACTGGAAAAGAAAAAATCCAAGTCAGCATTCAGGACTCAGTACCAGGAGTGGCGTCGCGCTAACGGTGGCACCCCTGAGCAGTTCGCAATGTTCCTTGCAGGTGATATCGCTTCCCGGATCGGCAAACAGTTCGGATTCGACAAGCTTCACCCGACCACTTACCTGAATGGCAAGCGGTGGGAGGACGAGAAGCCATCAGCAGATCCTGATTCCTCCGGACATAAGCCGACCGTGACCGTCAGTAAGAGCGGGTACGTTTACTACTGAGGTGACGATGAAATCACGACTCAAGGCATTGCTGATCGCCGGTTATAACCACGGCTTGTTGAGTGATGGTTTTGTCCGGTACTGGTTCAACAAGTTTGATTTGAGGGCATCATGATGACGCCAAGTGAACTCAGCGACCAGTTATGGAATCAGGTCGAAAGGGTAGCGAAGTACCTTTTGCCAAACGGCAAGCGAGAAAGTCACGAGTGGGTGGCAGGAAGTATCAACGGCGAGTCAGGAAAGAGCCTCAAGGTTAATCTGGCAGGGAAGAAAGTCTGGTCTGATTTTGCTGAGGGAACCGCTGGTGATCTGCTGGATTTGTGGGTAGCTGTCAGGGATTGCGGATTGCACCAGGCGATGACAGAAGCCAAAGAGTTTTTGGGCATCAAGGACGACGATCACCACTTCTCAGCAAAGCAGCAAAAGAAATTTTCCCGACCAGACCGCAAGAAAGTAGCCCGTTACCTCACCAAAACCGAAAATCACATCGAATATCTAGCCACTCGAGGGATCTCCGCAGAGACGGCGAAGCTGTACGAAGTTGCTTCTGCTAAGGTCTGGAATGGAGAGCGTGAACTGGAAGCACTAGCATTTCCCTACAAACGTGACGGTGAGTTGTTGCAGGTTAAGCGCATCAGCACCGAACGGCCTGACGGGAAGAAGGTCATCATGGCTGAGGGTGATTGTGAGCCGTGTCTTTATGGCTGGCAGGCTATACCGAAGAACATGCGGATCGTCATCCTATGTGAAGGTGAAATCGACTGCATGAGTTACTACCAGTACGGCTTCCCTGCGCTTTCCGTTCCGTTCGGTGGGGGGAAGGGTGCAAAACAGCAGTGGATAGAGTTCGAGTATCACAACCTCGACCGGTTCGACGAAATCTGGATCAGCATGGACAGTGACGAAGTAGGACAGGCTGCCGCCAGAGAGATTGCAACTCGTCTCGGTGAGCACCGCTGCCGGTTGGTAAAACTACCTCACAAAGATATCAACGAATGTCTGATGGCTGGAATCTCTTCAGACGACATCGTTGGATATCTTGAGCGGGCATCATTTTTCGACCCGGAGGAACTTTACAGTGCCAGAGAGTTTTATCATGACACCATCAACGCCTTCTACGGAAAAGAGCAAAGCCTGTTTTACAGCCCGTGGGAATGCCTGAATCACAATTTCGCCTTCCGCCAGGCTGAGTTATCACTGGTTAACGGCGTTAACGGACATGGAAAGACTGAAGTAGTTGGGCATATGGCTCTGGAAGCCATGCGTCAGGGGGTTAAGACCTGCATCGCATCGCTGGAGATTAAGCCCGGAATTTTACTTAAACGCCTTACCAGACAATCAACTTGCCTGAAGCTTCCCCCACAACTTGAAATTGAATCTGCTTTCAAATTTTACGATGACCGGCTATGGCTATTCGGCCTGACGGGAACCGCAAAGGCTGATCGGCTGATCGAAATCTTCACCTACGCATGGAAGCGATACGGCATTGAGTTGTTCATTATCGACAGCCTGATGAAATGCGGAATAGGGGATGATGACTACAACGGACAGAAAGCCTTCGTAGACGCTCTGTGTGACTTCAAAAACAAAACTAATACCCACGTCCTACTCGTTACTCACAGTCGCAAAGGTGACAGCGAGGAGAAGCCTACAGGGAAGATGGACGTTAAGGGGTCAGGGTCGATCACCGACCTGACCGATAACCTGTTCATAATCTGGAGAAACAAGCTTCGAGAGAAGGCAATTCAGAAAGATCAGCAGGGTGAAGAACTGGATGACAAGGAACGCAAGGCACTGGGCGCTCCCGCGTCCGTCCTGATGCTCGAGAAACAGCGAAATGGAGAGGGGTGGGAAGGCGGCATACCGCTATATCTCGATCCTTCATCACACCAGTTCTTACCCACCGAAACTACATCTCCATTCAGCTACATCGCCAATATGCCACAGTCGGAATATGACGAGGTATGGGCAAGCAACAACGTAAGGTGACGAACATGAAAGAACCGCTAAACACTCGACAGATTATCGAAACTCAATATCCCGAATTCCCCGAAACCATCCTCCACGCCGAACTATGCCGCGCATGCGCTCGCGTAGACGGTCGCAGCATCAAACAGTCGCTTAAGTCCTTTGCTCTGGCACGTATCGAAAAGGTTGAGAGCAAGCCACTTAAAGGCGCACTGGAGCAGATGTCATCAAGCATGTTTCCAGAGACAGAGATAGCCCGTATCCGCTCCTGTGTAGGTCGCATGGAGTCGGCACTGGTTAAGACATTCGGAGTGAAGCGAGCGTGACTGAACATTACATAGCAGAGCTATCTGCAAGCGTGGCCGTGATAGTCGGCCTTTTTTATGCCCGGAGGAAATGGTGAAGCTCGATAAATTCTACTTCCTTGGCAAGTTCGTATTTGGCTTTGGGATATCAACTGAGCTATGGCACACGGAGCGTAAATCAGGTGGCAAAGTTGTGCATTTTCTCCAGTTTGGTTACACGCCAGACCTAAGTCCTGAGAGAGCATTCAAAGCATCGCTACTGGTGCTCACATTCATATTTTTAACGATACGGATAGGCATCTGCCGAAAACGCAAAAACATCGATTAACAGGCCTGCTTAGCGGGCCTTTTTTATGAGGGTAGGATTATGAGCACTGTTACAAGATTGGAATGGGAAGCATGCGATGTTCACAACTGTCATTGCGACATCGTGGAAAGCAAAGATGGCGACATGGTTAATTACGACGACTATGTAGCGCTTGAGAAAAAGCTCACAGACATGGCAGTACAGCTCGCTAACGCCGAGAGCAAGTGCAGTGAGCTGGCGGCGGAGAATGCGGGACTGAAGGCGATATGTGAGGACCGTCGCACGTTCATCATGAACGGTGTGCAACTGGGTTATATCAAGGTTCCTACAGTAGATACAGACCCGGCACTTGATACCATTCGCGTTGCTGTGTCACCGCAAGCACCAACCCCAGCCACCGACGCTTTCCTGGCTGAAGTGCGGGTGCAGGGTGTGGATTTGGTATGTGATTATCACAAGTCACGATGCGAAGCTTTGCATGATGTTGACCGTAATGGCTCTCATCGGCATGGTGCAGCGTTATGCGATGCTATCGATATCGCAGCAAAAATTAGCGAAGGAGTGAAGTCATGAGCACTCGTCGCAAAATCAATAAAATTCTCAAAGAGAAAGGTTTGGTTGCTGATGTTGAGTATGACGGAAGTGGAGCGGGCAGAGATGAATACGGTTGGTGGACTGTGACATTTAACTGTGCTTGTGCCGATTTCATCCGACTGAAACTCAACGAGCCTGAATTCACTGGTTCAATTGAGTTCTGCGAAGTCGAAGATGGGCTTGAGCAATTATCAGAATTACCATTGCAGGAGGTAGCCAAATGACAGCACTCAACAAACAGGCGCTGCTAATCGAAAACGGTCAACTTGTTGCCGATACGCTACGCCACTTAGCCGATAACGAAATCGACTCTGATTATTTTGCTATCACCTCAACGAATGAGAACGGCACTGAAATTGATCATGAGCTGGTTATTACCGATTACGCACGTCAGGCTGCCGGAACTGTAGACGAATTGGTTAAGGCGCTGGAAGCCACAGAGAAGCAACTCACATCGTGGCGCAGTCTGGCTAAGCAGAATATTGAAGAGCATGAAAAATCCGTTGCCGCTCTTGATACAGCCAGACAGCGCATGTGTGAACTGGAGTCCAAGTTAACTCAGAATGAATCGTGGTCATTGGCTGCGCAAAAATACATCGCTGAACTGGAGGCGCGGACGGTGACGCTGCCTCCGACATTCTGGTACGAGCACGATGACTTATCTAGCGATATTCCTGTGCTTGATAAGCGGCTCGTGAAGAAAGCAATCCGCGCCGCTGGCATTGGCGTGAAGGGGGAATGAGATGGCTGATACAACCGCAGAATGGAGTTTGTCACTCGACACCAAGTGTCCGCAGTGTAAACACGTTTTTGATTTACGTCCTGAGCTTTCTGAAGGCTGTTCGTCTATCCAGATTTGCGAAACGGACACCGTAGCAACTCGTGATTATGAAACAGCATGCCCGGAATGCGGACATGAATTTACGTGCAACTTCGTGTACTGAGGACTAACCCATGACAACTAACCACCCGGCGCACGGTCCTGTATCACTCGATCGCCTGCACCAGATAAGCGAAATACTCAGCAAAGCATCCGCACAAAGCGACGGCGGTAATCTCGGCTACGCAATGGCTGATGCTGTGAAGGCTATCGACGAGTTGCTGTCGGTGCGGAAGATGGCAGCGAAGGAAGCGGTGTATCAGGTATTAGACGATGGAAGTTGGACTGATTACAGCAAACAGCAACTGGAAGGCTTGCTTGAATCGAAACCGTCCACACTTTTCCGAGTTGTCTACCCATCTCCAAGTTTAACGCAGCCAGTGTTAGTGGATGAGGATGATAATTTCTATTCATGGTTCGGTAGGGAATGGGAGAAATACTATCAACCGAATAATTATTCTTTATCAGCAAAGAAACACCTAGGGGCAATTGCTGAATCTGCATGGTTTGCATGCCGCTCCGCCATGCTTCAGGCTCGCAACTCTCCGGTAACTCCGGATGGTTGGATTCCGGTAAGCGAGCGAATGCCAAATGATAAAGACTTTGTATGGTGTTATGGATATGTCTCTGGATGGACAGAATCAGATGGCTTTGAAGCTTACTACAATGCTACCAGAAACAAGTGGTGGACCGTAGATGACGAAACGGTTAGGAAGGTAACCCACTGGATGCCATTGCCAGCAGCACCTCAGCAGGAGGTGAAGTGATGTCTAAGCTAACTTTCGTCATTGAGTTTGAAGACGGCAAAGAGCCTCCTGTACATGCTCATATGGAGGCGTTCGGTGGCAAGGTCGTGTCTGTAGCATTCCGTGATGCGCTAAGCGAACAGGGAGAGCGCGAGCAGGTGGCGAGCACCTATGAGCCGCTAAACACTATCCGTTGTTTTATCTGTAACGGACGACACCCAATCGGCGTTTCCTGTCCGTTAAATACGGTCACTTCGGTGGTTCAAAATGGCTAACCTGCAACTGGCAGTTAACGGTGAATACTTTGACCAGATGAAGTCAGGCGAGAAGAAATTCGAGTACCGGCTGCTGAATGACTACTGGCGAAAGCGCCTGGTTAACAGAGAATATGAACGCCTGATTATTACTCGCGGATATCCTCGCGCTGATGATTCCGACCGTCGGATTGATCTTCCATACCAAGGGTATAAGGTGCAGTCCATCATTCACAAGCACTTCGGGCCAGATCCGGTCAATGTTTTCGCTATCAAGGTGAATATTGACGCCTAAACATGAAGCTCTGCCATCGTGATGTATAATCCCTCTCAAAGCATCGAGGGGGATTCATCATGTCTGGTCATAACATCGCAGCAAAATCGAAAGAAGAGCAGGACAAGGTTAACGTGGACCTGGCTGCCAGTGGCGTAGCGTACAAAGAGCGGCTGAACATGCCGGTAATCGCTGAGCAGGTAGCCCGTGAACAGCCAGAGCATCTGCGCGAATACTTCATGGAGCGTGTTCGATACTACCGCGAGCAAAGTCTGACTCTACCTAAATCATCCGACCCGAGATACCTGGATATGGCAGCGCAGAACGAGAAGAAATAATGGGATGTCTCATTGTAAGCGGCATTAAGTTTTACGTTCTGGCAGAAGGCGAGTCATATCCGGATCCGCATGCCGATAACCGGTATGTCGGCGCGTATGCCGTATTTCCGTTCGAGGGAAAGTGGGTAGCTCAGAAGTATTTCAGAGGAGGGCGCTGGAGCGATATCACCGAGCGCCGATTTAACACTGAAAACGAGGCATTCAACTTCACTTACGAATACGCGTTTCTCCCGGAAAACCGATACAAATATTAATCCGCGCAACGTCAAGCAACATTACCCACTCTCAAAATTAGTGTTATAATTATGTCGCAGTCGGATTGAGCACCCGGCTGTGACCTCTGCATCTGATTGGGAAATTAGATGCGAAACACAAAGAGTACGACCTACCATATCCCGTCAGCGTTATCTAATGCTGAGGGTTTTCTGCATTCTGCGTTACCTCTTGGAGGTGGCGTATGAATATCCCTGAGCAGGGTATCAAGCTGCATGCTGGCAACTTCTCCGCCATCGGTCAGCACCTGCAGCCATATCTCAATGACGGCCAATGCTATCGCCTCCAGTTAAAGCCATGGAGAGAGAAGCGTAGCCTTAGTCAAAATGCGTTAAGTCACATGTGGTACACGGAAATCAGTGAATACCTGATTAAATCCGGCCGCACTGACGCTACCCCTGAATGGGTCAAGCGCAACCTCAAAAAGACTTACCTCGGCTGCGAGGAGGTCACCTACACCGATTTTATCACGGGTGCCAAAGAAACCACCTGGGAACCTCGCCACACGTCTCAACTCGATACCGGAGAGATGCACATCTTCCTGTGCAAAGTCGAAGCGTGGTGCTCCCAGTTTGGTCTGGCGCTGACTATCCCATCAGGTTGTGAATTCCAACAATTGCGCGACAAACAGGAGGCGTAATGGCTGATTTACGTAAAGCAGCACGTGGGCGTGAATGCCAGGTACGGATCCCCGGCGTATGCAATGGAAACACTGAAACAACCATCCTTGCGCATATCCGTCTTGCTGGCCTGTGCGGTACCGGAATTAAGCCGCCAGACCTGATCGCAACTATCGCATGCAGCCGGTGCCACGATGAGATTGATCGCCGTACTCATCTGGTTGATGCGGAATACGCGAAAGAGTGCGCTCTGGAAGGTATGGCGCGTACTCAGGTTATGTGGCTGAAAGAGGGGCTAGTAAAAGTATGAATACTTATCGGATCAGCCTGGCATGGCCTCCAAGCAATAACCGCTACTACCGGCATAACCGCGGTCGCACTCACATCAGTACCGAAGGGAAGCGGTATCGCGACCTGGTAGCTGATGTTATCAAGCAGGAAATGCTCGATATCGGGATCACTTCACCGCTTAAGGTTCGCATTGAGTGCCACATGCCAGATCGCCGCCGCCGTGACCTGGACAACCTACAAAAGGCCGCATTCGACGCGCTGACTAAAGCCGGGTTCTGGGACGATGACGTGCAGGTTGTCGATTATCGAGTGGTAAAGATGCCGGTCGTCAAAGGCGGTCGACTTGAACTGACCATTACTGAACTGGAGTCCGCATGACATTCGAATCCTACTTTGTTGATCACCTTCGTCTGCGCTGGACTCGGTTACGCATCTATCGTCGCCCGGGCTCATTTGCTACGGACTACCGAATTTTACGCAATTACATCAGCCGCTATAAACCATCAGGAGCAGAAGCATGAATACTCAATACCTGCAGTTTGTACGCGAGCAGCTTATTGTGGCTACGGCTGATCTGAGTGGAGCGACGAAAGGCCAACTGGTAGCATTTGCCGAGAATGCTATGTTTGAAGCGACACCGCGCAGCCGATCTCGTCTGAAGGTAGTTAATCCGGCTAACGGTCGTCTGATGAATCCAACCAGCCCACCAATACCCGGGCAACAATCACGCGCCAAAGGTTCATCTATCGCGCTGGTGCAACCGGTTGAGTATTCAACAGCATCATGGCGCCGTGCAGTATTGTCTCTCGATGAGCATCAGAAGGCGTGGTTGCTATGGAACTATAGCGAGAATGTGCGATGGGAAAATCAGGTTTCTATCACTCAATGGGCCTGGGCAGAGTTTAAATCTTCTCTTGGCACAAAGAAGGTAGCAGGGAAGACGCTGGATAGGCTGAAGGCCCTTATCTGGTTAGCGGCGCAAGACGTTAAAGCAGAACTGGCAGGGCGCGAAAGTTACGAATACCAGCAACTGGCAGAGCTTGTTGGCGTCACACCAAAGAACTGGTCTGAGACATTTACCGATCGATGGCTGGAGATGAAACGAACATTCATGCGTCTTGATAGCAGCGCTTTATTGCAAGTAACGCGATCACGTTCACAACAAAAGGCGACAAATTTAGATGTAAGTCTTGCAAAACTGGATTGAAAAGCATATATTTAATATAAATCTGATATCGTCGCCATATCTTTGGTTGTCGACCGAATTACACAAAAAAGCCCCGAGCTATTAACTCAGGGCTTTTTTGTATCTGCACAACAGATAATTGCATTGGGGTGACCGGTTAATCCCGTTACGCTAACCGAAACAGGCGCAGTGCAATTATCGTTGTGGTGAATGCGCAGGCTGATGCGCTAACTTATCAGCTAGATGGTGAGGTAAAGGCTCACCATGGCGAGGACGGGTAGTTCATTTACATGCCGGAAAGATACAGCACCGGTCACCACACACTAAATACCTATCAGGACCATAAGAGCGAAAGCTCAACGCACCACCTTATCTTGCCCACTTTGCCGTGGGCTTTTTTTATTCGCGCCCATCCATACAGCTAACCACATACTCCTTGAACGCAATGGGTGAGGCGCTTCTCTATAAACACACAGCTCCCGCTTCACTTGCGAGGAGAGAGAGACTATGAAGATGCCCTACAAACAAGACTTCATCGCTGCTTTGCTAGCTGCCAAAGAGCAGGGCATTGGCGCGATTCTGGCATTCATCATGGCGTATCTGCGTGGCCGCTATAACGGAGACACGCTATCAAAGACGCTTATTGATGGGTTGATGTGCGCGATGTTTGCCTGGTTCGTAAGAGACATTCTCGTATTCATTGGGCTGAGTACAAACCTTGCCTATATCGGCAGTGTGTTTATTGGTTATCTCGGCACCGCTTCAATTGGATCGCTTATCAAAAAATTCACTGCCAAGAAGGCCGGGGTAGACGATGCAAGCAATTAACTCGCAGCGTAAAGCATTCCTCGACATGCTGGCATGGTCAGAAGGTACTGACAAAAAAGGACAGCCTACAAATAACCGCGGTTACGATGTGATTGTCGGTGGCTCGTTATTCACTGATTACTCAGATCACCCTCGCAAGCTGGTAACGCTGAACCCGAAACTCAAATCTACGGCAGCCGGTCGATATCAGTTGCTGTCTCGTTGGTGGGATGCCTACCGCAAGCAGCTTGGTCTGAAAGATTTCTCTCCTGCAAGCCAGGACGCTGTCGCATTGCAGCAGATTAAAGAACGCCGAGCACTGGAGTTAATCGACTCTGGTGACATCCGTCAGGCCATCGATCGCTGCAGCAATATCTGGGCATCACTACCCGGGGCAGGTTACGGTCAGTTTGAGCACAAAGCAGATAAACTTATCGCCAAATTCAAAGAAGCTGGCGGCAAGGTAAACGAGCCAAAATCATGAGCCGGTTAACCTCAATCATCATTGCTGTCGTCGCCTGCATCATCGTGTCGCTTGGCTGGTCTGTTAATCACTACCGCGACAACGCCACCGAATACAAGAAACAGCGCGATGAGAAAACTCAGGCGCTGAATCTGGCTAACGCCACCATCACCGATATGACAACTCGGCAGCGCGATGTTGCTGCACTGGATTCCAAATACACTCAGGACTTAGCTGATGCTAAAAAGCAGCTTGATGATTTGCAGCGTTGCGTTAGTGATGGCAAGTGTGGGCTGCGCGTCAACGCAAAATGTCCCGCGAATGGAGCGACCATCTCCGGCAGCCTGGGCAATGCTTCCGGCCCCAGACTTACAGACTCCGCTCAACGGGATTATTTTACCCTCAGAGAGCGAATAACCACAGTGACTAAGCAGGTCGAATATCTGCAGGACTACATCAACACGCAGTGCCTGAAATGAACAATCATAGCCTCGCAATAGCGGGGCTTTTTACTAACTGAGGATTCCACATGTTCGTTCGCGCTAAATTCCGTTGCCACTTCATCCAGAAAGCAGATGACGATTCACACCGCACAATTCATATGAGCCCTGTAACCGCAGACACCCCAGAAAACAAGGCGTGGTCAAAGTACACACCCGGTGGCCTGTTGCAGATGCATATCTCTAACCCGGCAGCATTCGAACTGTTCGAGCAGGGCAAAGAGTATTACCTCGATATTCAGCCAGCTGATTAAGCCATTCCAAAGCTCATCTCCTGGTGGGCTTGATAATGATTTGTGTAACCCCGCAAGGATGGCGATCACATCTTGCTGACGGGTAAACCGTAAGTGGCTAAGCAACATCGTGAGATGGTGGCGACCGCTGCGATAAGAATTAACCCCATGCGCTGTATCGTCGCAGTATCTCCACATTAACCATGACCGTTGGCTGACTGGCCTCTCCTTAGCGCGAGTGTGTGGAGATAATCAATAACGATGCATACCGGGTTTTTCGGCGACTGTTCGCTGGTTTATCCCTCATTGCTCGCCATCTCGATGCGGGGGTAGAAGAAATCGAGAGTGTTTTACAGAGCATTCAACTAAGAATACTCGATAAAACAGAGTTTATTTTATGTGCTCCTACGGGCGTGATATCAACTAACCAGTGGAATATTCCAATATGGCAGAGAGAGAAGAAAAAAGGCCATATCCTCCGGTTAACTTCATCGCCTCCGACAACTGGCAGCCATACACGCGGCTTATTCCTGCTAATGAAGTACATGAGTGGATAAAACGGCAAATCCTCAGCGATACCGGAAGCATCCATAACCCTGACCATGGACACCTGCTAGACGCTGATCTGTGTTTTATGTGGGCATCTGAATCGTTCGCGAAAAAGGGACGCTACGTTCTCGGTCAGGCTGAGCAGGTAATGCTCCGTGCCGGTGGCTGGCAGAAGGCAAGAATGGAACAGCAGATGTATGAATGGTTCGGGCGCATCCCGAAGTTCATCATCACGCTGGCAGCAGATTACTGCTCACAATGCAGTGACCTCGAATTCTGCGCATTAGTAGAGCATGAGCTTTACCACATTGCCCAGGCCACCGATGATTTCGGCGCACCTAAGTTCAACAAAGAGACCGGGCAGCCAGTTCTCACATTGCGCGGCCACGATGTCGAAGAGTTTGTCGGTGTAGTACGTCGATACGGGGCGAGCACTGACGTGCAAGAGCTGGTGGACGCAGCCAATCAACCTGCAGAGGTGGCAAAACTTAACATCGCCAGAGCGTGCGGGACGTGCATGCTGAAACTGGCTTAATTTTTTGACTGAATATGACGGGTAGGTAAGCTATGGCGACATTAAAAGGCGAAGTGAAAGCCTTCATCGTTCAGTCTCTTGCCTGCTTCGATACACCCTCTCAGGTGGTGGAGGCTGTCAAAAAAGAATTTGGTATCACGATCCCTCGACAGCAAGTTGAATCCCACGACCCGACCAAAGCGAACGGTAAAGGGCTGGCTAAAAAATGGGTCGAGATGTTCAACGAAACCCGCGAACGCTTCCAGAATGAGATTTCAGATATTCCAATCGCCAATAAGGCGTATCGCCTTCGCGTGCTCGACCGTATGGCTACGCGCGCCGAGGGCATGAAGAACCTCGCGCTAACTGCCGAGATTATCGAGCAGGCGGCGAAAGAATGCGGCGACGCTTATACCAATAAGCATAAGTTTGAACATTCCGGACCGAATGGTGGCGCTATCCAGACGATCACCATGAGCAAAGAGGAATACAAATCCGCACGGCAGGAGATGATGGAGGATGACGACTGCTGAGCAAAGGGCATTTGCCCGTAAGGTTGAATGCGAAGAGGACGGGCTCTATTACGCTCGCTACTTCTTCAAGCAGCGCACCGGCGGCAAGATGATTGTCGCGCCACACCACAAGGTGATTCAGCAAACACTGGATCGTGTCATTGATGGTGAGATTCAACGCTTGATCATTAACGTTCCACCTGGCTACACGAAAACGGAACTGGCGACCATCAATATGATGGGGCGCGGGCTTGCGCTGAACTGCCGGGCCCGCTTCATGCATCTGTCCTATTCGCATAACCTTGCACTACTGAACTCTTCCACGGCCCGCGGCATGATTAAGTCGCAGGCGTACCAGTCCATGTGGCCGATGTTGTTGCGCGATGACGCCGACAGCAAGGCGATGTGGTGGACTGAGAATGGCGGGGGCGTTTATGCGTCGTCAGCTGCCGGGCAGGTTACCGGGTTCCGTGCTGGCCATATGGAGCCAGGCTGGCAGGGCGCACTGATTATCGATGACCCCGTCAAGCCGGATGATGCTTATTCCGAGATCGTCCGCGACGGCGTCAACAACCGTTTCAACGAGACAATCAAATCACGACTGGCGATCGAGACGACGCCGATGATAGTCATCATGCAGCGGATCCACTATCACGACCTGAGCGGCTACTTGCTGCGAGGCGGGAGTGGTGAGAAGTGGCATCATCTGAATCTGCCGGTGATTATCGACAATAGTCAGCCATACGCTGCGCAGTATCCTGAAAACACCCACGCCATACCGATTGACCATGGTCTGCCTGATGGCTGGCTGTGGCCGTTTAAGCACAATGAATCGCATCGCGTATCTCTGTTCTCTCACCGACGGACTGCTGAAGCGCAGTACATGCAGAAGCCTCGAAGGTTTAATGCTGAAGGCGCTCTGTGGACAGAAGTGATGATCAGCGCAGCACGCGAGCTGCAAATTCATTACGACAAAGTTCGCACCGTCGTAGCGATCGACCCACAGGCGACCAACAGTGATGAAAGCGATGAAACCGGGATTGTTGTTGCCAGTTCATATGGCGCTGGTGACAAAAAGCAATTTTCTGTGGATGGCGATTACAGTGGCAAATATTCTCCTGCAGGATGGGCCAAGAAAGCCATATCGGCTTATGAGCAACACGAAGCTGACGCGATAGTTATTGAGACTAACCAGGGCGGCGATATGGCGGAGGAGACACTCCGCAACGCCGGGTTCAAAGGTCGCATCATCCGTGTCCATGCCAGCAAAGGGAAATATGCTCGAGCTGAACCAATCTCAGCGCTATACGAACAGGGCCGTGTGGCAAACCATGGCAATCTCTACGTATTAGAGAATCAGCTGATGGAATACATCCCCACCACCGCGAAGAAATCACCTGACCGCCTTGATGCGATGGTTTACGCACTGACTGAACTGAATGGATCGCAACCTGTGGGGATGATGATTCCGAAACGCCTGCAAGGGAGATAAGCATGGCTAAAAAATGCAAATGCCCGGGCTGCGAGCGAAGGCGTAAAGGCTGGCCTGGTTATCAACCTTGCACTTCCAAAACGCCTACAGGTGAAATCCTGCCACCGCCTAAGAAACCATAACGGACAAACCATGACTGACAAATTAACACTAGCCGTCAACCATGCGTTGAACGATGCGCGGATGGCGCGCGCCCGCATGGGGCTGCTTAACCCTTCGATGGGGCTGGACGCCAAGCGAAATTCAGCGTGGTGCGAATACGGCTTCAAAGAAGAATTAACCTTCGGCGACCTCTACAAGCTCTACCGCCGTGGTGGTATTGCTCACGGCGCTGTCGAAAAGCTTATTGGTAAATGCTGGCAATCAAACCCTGAGATTATTGAGGGTGAGAAGTCTGATGAAGCTCGCAAGGAGACGCAATGGGAGTCCAAAACAAAGCAGGTTTTCACTAACCGACTTTGGCGTGCGTTCCTTGATGCCGATCGTCGGCGTCTCGTTGGTCGCTATGCAGGGATTCTCCTCCATATCCGTGACAATAAATCATGGAATCTGGAGCCAACGAATGGACGCGGTCTGGAGAAAGTCAGTATTGCATGGGCTGACTCGCTGAAAGTCAGCGAATGGCATGACGGACTGGTTTCAAAGAACTACGGACAGCCAAAGATGTGGCAATACACAGAGATTCTACCCAACGGTTCCTCTCGTCGTGTCGATATCCATCCAGGTCGCGTTTTCATTCTTGGTGACTATAGCAATGATGCGATCGGATTCCTTGAGCCTGCATACAACGCATTTGTCAGTCTGGAGAAGGTGGAAGGCGGTTCCGGTGAGTCATTCCTGAAGAACGCCGCGCGTCAGCTTAACGTCAACTTCGAAAAGGAAATCGACTTCAATAATCTGGCATCGCTGTATGGCGTGACTGTCGATGAATTACAGGAAAAATTCAACGAAGTCGCCGGTGAAATTAACCGTGGTAACGATGTGCTAATGACCACTCAGGGGGCGACAGTTACCCCGCTTGTCACTACCGTGGCAGACCCTACGGCAACCTACGACGTTAACCTCCAGACGGCTGCTGCGGGCGTGGACATCCCGACACGCATCCTTGTTGGTAATCAGCAGGCTGAGCGTTCCAGCACTGAAGACCAGAAATACTTCAATGCCCGCTGCCAGTCTCGCAGGGGGGGATTGTCATTCGAGATTGAGGACTTCTGCGACAAGCTGATCGACCTCGGCATTATCGACCCGATAGGGCAGAAAACAGTAATCTGGGACGATCTTAATGCGCAAACCGACAGTGAAAAACTGGATGCCGCGCAGAAGATGGCGCAGATAAACAATGTGTCCCTGGCAACTGGTGAGCAGCCTTTCACTGGTGAAGAGATTCGTGTGGCGGCCGGATATGAGGGTTCACCAAAACCTCTTGTCGAGGGAGATGATGACGAAGAAGAAAGCGAAGTCACCGATACTACCCAGCAACCTTAAAGATCCAACAGGCGCCGACCGCCTTGAGCGCGGAGCAATGAGTGAGTTCGCCAGGCGAATGAAGCGCATTGGTAAGGCCTACAACGATATTCTTGACCGCATCCCTGTATCACCATCAGTAAACCAGCGCTACACCTTCGACCTTGATTCCACTCAGCTATCAATGCTCCTCAGCAATGCTTCATTGCTGGTTGATGAGATTTTGGGCGCAGATAGCGAGACGGGGTTCTGGTTCTGGACTGAATACGTTAACCCGGCTTATCAGCGCGGCACTGCGCAGGAGTTCGCCAATCTGTCACAGCAGTCTGCCGTGTACGCAGCTGGACAGGAAAGCGTATCGACAATCCTCCTGAGTGAGCCGTACCGGCGCAGGCTGATTCTGGTTCGGGCGCGAACCTTCGAGGAAATGAAGAACCTCAGCGCCACTGTGAAAGCCGACATGGCGCGGATACTGACCGATGGGCTTGGGCGCGGACAGAACCCGCTGGAAATAGCGAAACGCATCACTGAGCAGACGGGAATTGAGTCTCGTCGGGCTAATCGTATTGCCCGGACGGAGATTACCACCGCGCTGCGCCGTGGGCGCCTGGACGAGGACGACGAAGCTAGGGAGCAATATGGCATCCGTACAAAGCAGATGCATATATCAGCGCTAAGCCCGACGACCCGTAGCACGCATGCCGCGCGCCACGCTCACCTGTACACCGCAGAAGAACAGCGGGAGTGGTGGGCTAAGGATGCAAACAGCGTGAACTGCAAATGCTCCACGATCGCGGTACTGGTTGATGAAAACGGCAAGCCGTTAAGCGACACCATCGTCGATAAGGCTCAGAAAACATTTAACACAATGAAAGCCCGTGGTTACCAATGGGCTAAGGGTTAACTCATGCCATCTCAAATTCAGGTAAACACCAAAGTAAACAGCCAGTCTATTCGTCGGGAGACATATAACGGGCGAGAGCATGTGGTGATCCCAAGTTACACGCTTCCCGCCAACGTGATTATGAACAGGGAGTTCTATCCAGAAGCAGAGATAGCCGCTAACTATCAGAGCATGGAGGGGACGATCGCGCCGCTAGGTCATCCCACGGTTGATGGTCATCATGTTTCTGCATTCTCACCTGAAGGGCTGTGTACGGGCTTCATCGGTGCGTGGAATCGAAATGTGAGCCTGAAAGGAAACCGTGTTTATTCAGAAAAGTGGGTGGATGTTGAGCGCGCGATGGAATCACCTGGCGGTCAGCGCCTTATGGGGCGCATTGCTGCACTGGAGAACGGTGAATCATCAGAGCCTATCTGGTCGAGTGTTGCTGTCTATCGTGAGCAGATCCCCGCCCCTGAAGAACTCAAAAAGCAGGGTGCTGATTGGGTAGTAAAGATTCACTCAATTGATCATGACGCAATCCTTCTCGACGAACCACCGGCAGCCGGGCCTGAAAAAGGCGTCGGACTGATGGTGAATGCCGATCAGGCAATATCTCTACAACCAAACTCTGGAGCATTGATCGGTGAATCTTATCGCGAGCGCGAGAGCCGACTTGACCGGGCTGTAAGAGAGAAATTTGCATCCGGTCCAGAGGAATATGCCTGGGTAGCGGATTTTACCGACACACAAGTGGTGATCGTCCGCAATGGTGGCAAGGCCGAGGTGTACGGATATTCCAGCGACGGCGGAAAAATTAAATTCGACGATTCAGGAACGGCAGTTGCCCGGCAAGAGTCATGGGTAACCATCGCCGCAAACAAATTCAAAGCTCTATTCACACCGCAGGAACAGCCTGCAACAAACCACAAAACGGAGGGCGACATGCCTTTAACCAAAGAAGATACAGAACTGCTTCGCAAAATCGTTGGTGAGGCCATCGCCGCTAATAACGACGTGACCATTAAGCCTCTGAGTGAAAGCATTGCAGCTATCCAGACGAACCAGCAGCAACTTTCTGAAGCCCTGACTGCCAACTCCCGCGCCGAAGAGAAAACGAAGCGTGAAGCGGTGGCAAAAGTTCACGGCGAGATTGTGGCCAATGCACTGTCAGGTGAAGCGCTGGACGCGATGTTTAAAACAATCGGTGAATCCGCGCCGCTGGGTACCAACTCTGCGCAACAGCAGAAAGTAACCGGTGCGCCGAACCCTGACGAATACTTCAAATAAGGAGCCAGACTAATGGCACGTTATCGTCGCATTAATATCGACGGTCAGTCTCTGTACAAGACCGAAACCCGCGCTACTGCCGCAGCCTTACTGCCCGGTACCGCTGCAGTCATCAATGACGACAATGAGTTTGCGCAGGCAACTTCGCTGGCTGGTCGTATCTACATCATCGATGTTGCCTATCATCAGGGTCTCAAAATCACTGAAGCAGTGCCAGCCGGCGACTCCGCAGTGGGTAACTACGTAGAAGAGGGTCGCGAGCTGGCGCTGCTGTGCGTGGCGGGGACTTACGCCAAAGACGATCCAATCAAGCTGGGTAGTAATGGGCAATTTACCAAAGCTACTGCAGATACCGATTCGGTGATTGGCTATAGCCAGGACGATGCGACCATCGCAGCCAGCAATACCGATTTCATCCGCGTGCGTATGCGCGTCGGTACCGTAGCCGCTGCAGGTGCTGGCGCTTAATCAGGAGAATAATAATGTATTTTACCGCTGAAACACTGGCTACTAACCGCCGACTGCAAGGGCACTGGAGTGAGCTGTGGGCCAATCGTGATATCTATAACGCCCAGCATGACATGATGGTCAACGCGTACCGCACGCGCATGACGCATGAAATGCTGGCGGCGAATGCCATCGGTGGCTTTACACGTGAATTCTGGGCCGAAATTGACCGCCAGATTATCCAGATGCGCGATCAGGAAATTGGCATGGAAATCGTCAATGACCTGATGGGTGTGCAGACCGTGCTGCCGATTGGAAAAACAGCAAAGCTGTATAACGTCTCTGGCGATATCGCGGATGATGTGTCTATCAGCATCGATGGTCAGGCGTCTTACTCTTTCGACCATACTGAGTTTGGTTCTGATGGCGACCCGATCCCGGTATTCACTGCTGGTTACGGAGTCAACTGGCGCCATGCTGCCGGGCTGAGCACTGTCGGCATCGATCTGGCCCTGGAATCTCAGTCGGCCAAGATGCGTAAATTCCACAAGAAGCGCGTCGACTTTTACCTGAACGGCGATGCCAGCATCGTGGTTGATGGTCTGCCAGCGCAAGGTATGAAAAACCACCGCAACACTCAGAAAATAAACCTGGGTAGTGGCGCTGGCGGCGCCAACATCAATCTCACCACCGCTATACCGGCTGAGCTACTGGCGTTCTTTGGCCCTACAGGTCCATTTGGCCTCACTGCCCGCCGTAACAAGGTTACAGCTTACGACAAGCTGTGGGTGAGCCCTGAAGTCTGGGCCAACATGGCTAAGCCGTATCTGGTGGATATCAACACCGGCACAAATGCGCTGCTTAGCGGAACCGTTCTGGATGCGATCAGCAAGTTTATTCCTGCTAAGTCTATCCAGATGACCTATGCACTGGAAGGTAACGAGTTCCTGGCGTACGAGCGCCGACAGGATGTGATTTCTCCTCTGGTAGGTATGGCTGTGGGCGTTGTACCGCTACCGCGCCTGATGCCGCAGAGCAACTACAACTTCCAGATCATGTCCGCAGAAGGTTTGCAGATTAAGAAGGACGGCGAAGGTCTGTCCGGTGTGGTCTACGGCGCTAACCTGGCTTAAGGAGCAATCATGGCTGAAAAATACGAAGTGGTTAAGCCGTGGCACGGCGTTGCGCTTGGTGACGTTGTTGAGCTGGGCAAAGTTCATCCGTCGCTGAAACCGCATGTGCGCAAGCTGTCCGATAAAGCTGCTGCGGAACTGGTACCTGCAACCCCGGGCGCTGGCACTGACAACAAAGCGCGCAAAGAGGCAGTCATTGCCCGACTCGATGCGCTGGGCATTGAGCATAAAGGCAACCTGGGCCTGGAAAAACTGACCGAGCTACTGCCAGACGGCGAGCTCGAAAAGCTATTCCCCGCTGAATAACAGCCGCCGCTAAGGCGGTTTTTTTATGCCCCGTTCCGGCGGGGCTATTTAAGGAGTCTTTGATGGTAACTCTCGAACAAGCCAGGGAGTATTTGCAAAGTCAGGGTATTACCACCCCGGACTTCATGCTTCAGGCTTTAGTGGACGATGTTAACAGCATTCAGGAATGCCTTGATTCTCACTATCCGGCATCAAAGGCGTTGACAATCCAGATGTATTTGCTTGCACTGATGGGCTTGGGGCAAGGCGATAAATACATCAGCTCCCAGACCGCACCCAATGGTGCATCGCGTTCATTCCGGTATCAGTCGTTTGCCGACCGCTGGAAAGGGGCGCTGGCGCTGTTGCGTGGCGCTGACAAACACGGCTGTGCTAATGACCTCATCCCTCCTGACCCGACCAATACAGCGTTTGCTGGTATCTGGATTGGCAAGGGTGGCTGTTTTTGCCGAAATAACGACTAATTTGCTGTTTATGTATACAGTGAGTGGTAAAATAAACAAGCCGAATCATGCGCTAACATGAGTTCGGCTCTAACCACATCGTCGTTATGGAGGTAACGAGCATGGCTGAATCTATTCTATCTGAATACTTCTCATATGACCCGAGTTCGCCATCATTTCTTAGGTGGAAAATAAATATTGGCCTAAGAATAAAGGCTGGTGATGAAGTGGGTTGCATTAGTTCTTATGGTTATTACCGGACAAAGCTTCATGGAAAGGAAATTGCCGCCCATCGCATTGTTTGGCAGCTCCACAATGGAGAAATACCTGTGGGTATGCAGATTGATCACATTGATGGGGTAAGGACAAATAATGATATTGAAAACTTAAGGCTAGCCAGCGTCTCAGAGAACCTTCAAAACCAAAAGCGCAGCTCCAAAAACACAACCGGCGTTAAGGGGTTGAGTTGGAACAAGGCCGATAGAGCGTGGCGTGGAAGTATTCAAGTGAAGGGTGTGAGAAATCATTTTTCATCTAAATCACGCAGCGAAGTAGAGGAGTGGCTCAGCAAAACCAGGTCATCACTTCACGGAGAGTTCGCTAGAGAATTTTGATACTAAATAATCCCGCTTCGGCGGGTTTTTTGTTGGAGACCGCTGATGTGGATATCCGTTAAGCAGCGATTGCCTGAGCCGTTCGTTAAGGTCTGGGTAATGACCGACAGTGGCAAGCGCGTTACCGGCTACGTTAAAAGCAACGGTGACTGGTATCTGTTGTGCCGGAAGGTTGCAGCGGAGAAACCGGAGGTGATCCGGTGGGAGGATGGCAATGTCTGAAACAGCGCGCTGGAGTTACACCAACGTTGCGACAATCTACCCGCGCGTCTACGACGACTGGAACAGCACCTGGACAAACGGAACTCCATACCTGATTGACTGCACCTGGACGGCAAACAATGAAGTTGCTGTAGATGCCAGCGGGAAAGAGTTCACCACGAACCTGATTTTCTTCACGGAGCTTAAGCGTAACGGTGTCGATGCGACCATGCCGAAGCGCGACTGGTACATCGCAAGAGGTGACACAACAGCGCAGGCCGATCCGCTGAAGGCTGGCGCCAATGTCATCAAAGCGGTGACCGAATGGGATATGTCACCATTTGGTGAGGAACCCGATTATAAGGTTATGACGTGAGGTAATCATGCCCGTTAAAGGTATCAAGCGCGTCAAGATGAATACCCGTAAGGTGCTGACAGACATTGCCGGTCCACGCACCGAAAGAGTGCTGACTGAGGTTATGATTGTCGGTTCTTCTTACGCTGCGCTACTCACTCCCATTGACACATCCACCCTTATCAACAGCCAATACAGAAAGCTTGAACCAATGCCTGGGGGGATGCAGGGAAAAGTCGGGTACACAGCAGCATACGCTGCCGCCGTTCATGGTATGTCCGGGAAGCTAAAAGGCCAGCCGCGTGAACACTTCGGAAGAACTCGCGCGGGAAAAGAATTTGGCGGCGGCACGGGGAAGGGGAACTACTGGGATCCAGATGCCGAGCCGGGATTCCTGACCAAAGGCTTTGAGCGCGACGGCCTCAACGAGATTAAGGCCATCATCAGGCAAGGATACAAAGTATGACGCGTAGCGAGGTGTATGACGCTCTGAGAGCGTGGTTGCAGTCCCACGGTTTTGATGTCGGCTATCGCGTTCAGAAACGCTTCTGGAACGAGCTGGAAGGGACTGAAGGGGAAAGATACCTCGTCATCCAGCAGGGCGGTGGCGGCAAGCCTGATGAGGCCATAACACGAGATTATTTCAGATTCCTTGTTCTTTCCGGTCAGAACGACAGCGACATTAACGAAGTTGAAGACCACGCTGATGCAATACGTCAGGCGATGATCGACGACTACCAGACTGAGTGCATCATCTCGATGCAGCCAATCGGCGGTATCCCCGCCATCCAGACCGAAGAAGGTCGCTACCTTTTCGATATTTCATTTCAAACCATCATTTCCCGATAACACGGAGATAAAGACATGGCATGTGAAGCAGGTGCTTTCACAGGGCGTGATGTCGTCGTTTACTACGCGATTGGCTGCCCCGAATCACAACCCGCCAACGGTGACTATAAGCGCCTTGGCATGATGCGCGGGAAGACTGTTTCCGCTGAATGGGATACTGCAGACGCTACCGCTGATATGAGCGCAGCGTATACGCAGGAAAATCTCGTAACCTATAAGAACATCTCGTTCTCTGGGGACGGTATAACCCGCAAAGAAGATGTTTATGCGCAGAACGCGTTGAAGCGTCACGTATACAACCCGCCGGCAGAGACAAGTAACCAGCCGTATGTCTGGCTGAAAATCATCTCTCCAAATGATATTACCGAAGGCCCGTTCATGGTGACTTCTTGGGAAGACGAAGCCCCTCATGATGACGTGGCCACATGGTCAATTGAGGCTTCAAGCGCGGGTCAGGTGGATGTGCGTGATGTCGGCGCCGTAATCGCGATCACTACGCAGCCGCAGAACCGCACGCTCACGGTGGGCGATGCGCTCAATCTTTCGGTGGCAGCCAATGTCTCTGACGGCTCCACTCTGACCTATCAGTGGAAGAAGGGCGGAACTGACATCTCTGGTGCGACGAACGCTACCTACACGAAGGCCAGCGTCGTTACGGGTGATGCGGGTTCTTACTCCTGTCAGGTTACATCCTCAACCGCCGGCTCGGTAACCTCCAGCCCAGCTACTGTAACCGTGAACGCAGCCTAAACCCATGGGAGGCTTGGCCTCCCTCTTATTGAGAGTTTCCATGAAAGCAATCACCGATATCGGCCAGGCCGTCATTCGCGCTGGCGGCAAAGAGATATTTCTCAACCCTTCATTTCTGGCTATGTCCCGGATCGGAACGCCTGAGCAAATCGTTGATGCTTTCGTGAAAGTTCATGCGGGTCATTACCCAAAGCACAGAATTGCTGACATCCAGACTCTCAAGGCGGCCAATGCCCGCTGCTTTGCTGAAATGGCCGCAGCTGCAGCTAGTGTGGTCAGTCATTGCTCTGAAGGCGACGCTGCCGAAGTCATTGGCTCTTACTCAGTGACTACGGCGGGGAGACTGCTATTTAAACCAGGATCGCTGCCGGTCGAAGACGTTATCCAGCTGGCGCGTCACCTGATTTTGCATGGCGTAATGGGTGATCAGCCGCCCGAAGAGTTCGAGAGCAAGAAAGGCGAGTACAGCGATAAATTCGATGCCCGTACATTCGTTTATACCGCAGTTGCCCACCTCGGGATGAGTGAGGCAGATGCCTGGAACATGACGATGACCAGCTTCCGGGCTGCCATGAATGCCAAGTTCCCGCAGAAGGATAAAGGGAAGGTGCCAACCCAGGAGAAATACGACGAAGTTATGGGCTGGGCAGAACAGATGCTGGCGATGGATGCGCAGAGGCATGGTCCGCATTAACAACCTACGAAATGAAACGATAAGCCCTGCGTCCGTGGGGCTTTTTTGCATCCGCAATAAACCCACCGCGCTTCACACGCGCACGTTATAATCCCAGAGCCTACAGAAAGCGAGCCTGAGAGTTAGTTGTACTCTGGGCTGCTATCTCTGTGTGACAGGCTCACTTTCTATAGGTAAACCTCATGCACTATCCAACCGTATCTGTAAACGGAGTTTCCGTTCGCGTTGATGACGAAGGGCGCTACAACCTCAATGATCTTCACGCTGCCGCAGTGGCAAACGGAGAGGCAACAGAACAGCAGCGCCCAAGTCAGTTTTTGCGTAGTGCTCAAGTTAAGCGCTTCATAAAAGCACTAAAAGCCAAAGTGCAAAAAAGCACTCTGGAACAAATTCAACCACTTAATGTTATTAAAGGTGGGGATGAACCAGGCGTTTGGGGTGTTGAACTGTTGGCGATCCGTTATGCCGCATGGATTAAGCCGGAATTTGAGATTGAAGTATATGAGGTGTTCCGAACGGTGGTTCGCCTCGGCATCAGTGCCATGTCCCGCCTGAACAAAATTGACCACATCATCAATACTGAAACCAAGCAGATCAGCCAATGCGCCAGCCAGATGGCCAGATGGGGTTCCGGCGGCCGCAAGCAACTACTGAACGCAGCACGGGATCGTGTTGCTGATGAAGTTCAAATGTATTTGCCTGGCATTATGTAGGCAGCGATAACCCGCTTAACTGCGGGTTTTATTTGATCATAAAATCCACGCTGTTAAGATGTTTCCGATTGCAATCAAAGGAAACATAAAATGAAAAAAGTAGTTGCTTTAGCTCTCGGGGCTTTAATGCTGTCTGGCTGTACTGTTCGTGTCGCTGATATGACTGTAGGCAGTACCAAAAACTATAACCTGAACGCAGCTAAGTTTGAAAAAGGTCAGCGCGTAACTGGTGAAGACAAAGCTCCGATTGTCATTTTCCCACTGGGCATTCCTAGCGTCAAAACAGCAATGGATCGCGCCATCGAAAAAGATAAGTGCTCTGTAGGTTTGAGCGATGTTGTTATCTATCAGCTTAACCATGCGTTCCTGTTCGGCACGTATGGTTTCCGTGTTGAAGGTACTCAAATCATCGATAAATCTCAGCTTGGTTGCGAAAACCGCTAGTCTGCTGGGTATACTGACAAGCCACCTCCGGGTGGCTTTTCTTTTTCGAGCGGGAGATCCCTGCTAGGATTCCCTCATCTTTTACCAAAGGGGATAGGGATATGAAGAAGAGTTTTGTTGGTTTATCAGTTGTGGCGATCACTTTATTCTTAACGGCGTGCGCTCCCAGTAAGGAGATGCAGGAAGCCAAAAAAAGAGATGCTGAATTCGCTCAAGCCGTAAAAAACATTAATCTTGAAACAGCTGATGTAGGTAGCAAACCAGATAATTCCAAAGTCATCATAGAGTCGGCCATTCGCGATCAGTTAAAAGACCCCGAGTCTGCAAAATTCTCTGAATTCACAGAGCCTCGCAAAGAGGTAATGGTTGAGAATAGGAATTTTGTGTACGGCTATTCTTCCTGCGTTTATGTGAATGCTAAAAATTCATATGGTGGTTATACAGGCAAGCAACTGTATTGGGCGTTTATGAGAAATGGCCAAGTCCTAAGGATTAAAAACACGAATGATGCTTATGGAAACATAATCTTCATTGGCAGGCCGGTAAATTGTAGTTAAATCCATGAACTTCATTCAAACCTCGCTCCGGCGGGGTTTTTTATTGCCCGGAGAAAATGAAATGGCTGAGAACGTAGGCGATATTGAATATGTAATTAAGGCTGATACGGCTCAGTTGCTACGCGCTGACAAGCAGGTGCGGAACGTAACAGACGGCATGGAAGGTGGGTTCAGCCGCGCAGACAAGGCTGCTTCATCACTAACATCATCCTTCGGTAGTCTTAGCCGGGTTGCCACTTCTCTTATGGCAATTTTGTCTGTGCAGCAGGTGGCGCAATACGCTGACGCATGGACGACTCTCAACAACAAACTGGCAAACGCCCTTCGGCCTAGCGAGCAACTGGTTGACGTTACTGAGCGAGTATTCAACATCACACAGCAAACTCGGGGCAGCCTCGACGCTACAGCTTCTTTGTATGCAAGGCTGGAGCGAGCAACCAGGGAATATGGAACCAGTGCTGATGATCTGGCTAAGCTGACTACCATCATCAACCAAGGGTTTGTTGTCTCCGGTGCGACCGCGCAAGAGGCCGAAAACGCTATTATCCAGTTGTCTCAGGGGCTGGCTTCTGGTGCGCTGCGCGGGGAAGAATTCAACTCTGTGAATGAGCAGGGGAACCGCCTGATTGTGGCGCTTGCTGACTCTATGGGGGTTGGCATTGGACAGATGCGTCAGATGGCTGCGGCCGGAAAGTTGACTACTGATGTTGTGGTTAAGGGGTTGCTTTCACAGGGTGTGACGATCGGCAATGAGTTCGCCAATACCACCACAACTATCAGCCAGGCTTTGCAGGTTGCCGGTAACAATATCACTAAGTTCTTTGGTGAGAACTCTACGGTAAAAACCGGCACAGCGATTTTCAACGACGCCGTAATCAGCGTCAGTGAGAACATCGGCGCTTTAAGCGCCATTCTGACTGGTGTCGCAGCGGTAATGGGAAGTCGTTACGTTGGCGCTCTGACTATGGCGACCGCTGCTAAAGTTAAGGCTGCTGTGGCTTCAAGGAATCAGTCAGCCGCTGAACTGCAGGCCGCACAGGCGACGGCAAACAAAGCTACAGCAGATCTCCGCGCTGCCGCCGTCGCAAAAGAACGTGCGCTGGATGAAATCCGCCTTGCGGAAATGATGAAGCAGACAGCCGTTAGTGCAACGAACGCTGCCGCTGCGGAGCAGCGTTTATCTGCGGCCCGTGTAGCAGCAACTGGAGCTGTTGATAATTACAATCGCGCTCTGGCAGCAAATAAAGCGGCACAGGCTGGATTGTCTACCGGGGCTGGTTTGGTTAGCCGAGGATTGTCTCTCATCGGTGGTCCCGCTGGCGCAGCGATGCTCGCGGCCAGTGCGATTATATATTTCTCTCAGCGAGCCAAAGAGGCCAAAGACGACGCAAATAACCTGGCTGATAGCGTCAATGATCTGAGTGCCAAATTCCAGACCATGTCGCATACCGAGCTTGCAGCAACCATTGGCAAGTTAAGCCAGAACCTGCCGACCCTTAGCGATGCGGTAGCAGACGCACAGAAAGAATTTAACGACGCTACAGCTGCTGTTCAGAGGCAAGAAAGGGAGATCGCAAGCTGGGGAACGAACACTACTCGAGGCCGTCAGGCCGCTGAAGCATTAGGTGGCGCCCAGGATAAATTAGCGATAGCAGCCCTCGAGCTTGAACGTGCTCAGAATCGCCTTAGCCAGACGCAGAGCGCTATTAACATCGGACGCGCCACGCTTAATGGCACTATGAGGCAAGGTATTGATCTGCTGCGCAGGGATGGAGAGGAGGCGGGGACTGTCGCTGGTATAATGAACAACCTCGGTAATGCCATAAACTTCGCGGCTAAAGCTAAGGATAAATTCAATTCTTCTAGCCTTATGGTCGAACGCCCTAAGAATGTTCAGGACTATCTCGACAAACTAGAAGACCAGGTGACGCTTCAGAGTGAGCTCAACGATCGCAAGCGTGCGCAGTTGAGGGCTGAGCAGGACATCAGAAAGTTGGGTGGAAGCGAAGCAGATGTAAGGCTTGCGCGGGAAAGGGCTGCTGCCGAATACGACGCACAGCAAGCTCAGCAGAAAGGGAAAAAGGAAACTAAAGACGCCGCATCCGAAGCATCCAGGGCAGCCAACCAGCAGGAAGCCGTTGCCCAAAAACTTGCCAATCTTAAGCAGCAAACAGACCTCGCAGCCGATTCTACAAAAGAATTAAGCCGCGAACAGGCAGTTCTCGCAGCCCAGCAATCACTTGGGAAAGGCGCAACTCAAGAGCAGATCGCGCTGGCTGGTAAATATCGCGGGGAAATTTGGGATACAGCAAACGCCCTAAAAGCTCAGGCCGCGGCTGAAAAACTATTACCGGAAGCCAGAGAGAATGCTAGCTACAAACAGGATGTTGAAGACCTTAAAACCGCTCTGGCCGCCAAGAAAATTAGCCAGGAGCAGTACAATCAAACTAGCGAGGCGTTAGAGCAGCAGCATCAATCCAACCTGGCAAAAATAAGAGCCGAACAGGTAGCTACCCCACAGCAGAAAGCCGCGGGATTGGTTGACCCTGTGCAGCAACTTGCCAACCAGCACGCGCAACAAATCGACCTCATTCAGCAATTCGAGCAGCAGGGGGTCATTGCTCACCAAAACGCACTCGCATTAAAGAATGCTGCCGATACAGAATACGAGCAGGCCCGTATCGCTGCGCAATGGGAAATCTATCGCAACCATAGCACCACCAACCAGCTCATGGCTGACGCTGTAGATTCGCTTCAGGGCGGGGCGACCAATGCAATAACCGGGCTGATTAACGGCACTCAGAGCCTTCAACAATCACTGGCTAACATCGGCACTACCATCCTTAACAGTGTTGTTGGCAGCTTTGTTCAGATGGGCGTGGAGTGGGTTAAGAGTCAGTTAATGGGGCAAGCTGCAGCCGCTGCATCACTGGCATCGACTATGGCACAGGCTACCGCTGCCGCCTCTGCATGGGCGCCAGCCGCAATGAGCGCCTCAATCGCCACATACGGCAGCGCGGCAGGGGTAGGCCAGGCTGCGTATGCTCAGTCTTTGGTAGCTGCTAAGGCAATGGCTCTTGCAGGTGGTCGTCGCTACGGCGGCACGGTATCAGCCGGCAACGCCTATCGCATCAACGAAGATGGACGCTCTGAAATCTTCCAGACAGCAGGTGGGCAGCAGGCATTCATCCCGAACCAGTCAGGGAAGATTATTCCTGCTGATAAGGCTGGAGGAGGCGGTGGGGTGGTTGTGCAGCAAACCAATCATTATCATTTTGAAGGAAGCCCAAACAGCCCTGAGACCGTTAAGCAATTTGAAAAGATGGCTTACAACGCAGCACTGCGAGCAATAAGCAATGAACAAAGGCCAAATGGACTGTTACGGAGGAAGTGATGCCAGAAACATTCACATGGACACCGCAGCGAGCTTATCAGGTAGAGCGTACCCCAAACGTAGCCGTTGTTAAGCTCGGTGACGGCTACGAGCAGCGACAGGTGAAGGGTATCAATCCGCTTATGGATAAATACTCCCTGACCTTCCGGGGCGTAGGCGGCTCCTGTCGGAGTAATTCTGCCAAGGATGCTGAAGCGTTCCTTAAAGCCCGTGGCGCGGTTGAATCATTCTACTGGACGCCATCTGATACCGGAGTGCAGGCATTGTTTGTCTGTCGCTCCTGGAGTTTAACGAAGACAGGGCCGCTGCATGAACTCACGGCCACGTTTGAACAGGTGCCACGATAAGCCACCACAAGGTGGCTTTTTTATGGGAGTTTGCCGTGCGCGACATACCAGCCAGTATGATTATTGATAGCGTCGATGCCGGAGTCGGCGCTTTCATCGACCTTTTCGAAGCAGACCTGCAGCCATATGGCGGGGACCTTATCCGCTTCCATTCCGGTACCAATGGCTATTACGGAAATGTTATCTGGAAAGGTAACCAGTACCAGGCGTACCCGATAGCGGTTGAAGGATTCGAGTCAAAGAACGAAGGCACATATGCCCGCCCATCAATGGCGGTGGCGAACGTTACCGGCCTGCTGACCGGGATTAACCATGACTTTGACGACATGCTGGGCGTGGTTATTACCCGGCGTCAGGTTCCGGTGAAATATCTGGACGCGGTGAATTTTCCGAACGGCAATCCTGATGCAGATCCGACACAGGAAGCCGTATCTCGCTATGTTGTCGAGGAGATGACTGAAGAGACGTTCGAGCAGGTCACCTATACGCTGGCGACGCCGATTGACTGCGATAACGCCATTATTCCGGCTCGAACTATTCTCGCCGACGTGTGCCAGTGGCAGTATCGCGGCGTCGGGTGCGGATATGACGGGCCGCCGGTTGCAGATGAGCGCGACAATCCAACCACTGACCCGGCAAAAGATAAGTGCTCTCACCGCCGTAGCGGCTGCCGCTTCCGTTATCCACGACCGGAACCAATGCCAATCAGCAGCTTCCCCGGCTCTCAGAAGGTTTCATGATGCAGGAATTACTCGATTATGCGGCATCGTCGCACGATGAGGTGTGCGGCTTAATCCTTGATGGCGATCGGCTGTTCCGCTGTCGGAACGTGCACACCGATCCTGGCAAGCATTTCCGCATCAGTGATGATGACTGGTTGGAAGCCGAGGAAGCAGGAGAGGTGACGGCGGTATTTCACTCGCACCCGCAAAACGTACCGTTCCTGTCAGGCGCTGATCGCCAGATGCAAGATGTTACAGGGATTCCGTGGTGGCTGGCGTGCGATGGCAGAATTCTGAAATTCAGGCCCGTTCCATTCCTGCTGGGGCGAAGGTTCGAACATGGCGTCATGGACTGCTACACCCTTTTCAGGGACGCATATCACCTGTGCGGCATTGACCTGCCTGATTTTGAGCGCACTAACGGATGGTGGTTGCGTGGCGAAAATCTCTATCTGAAAAACATGCCGCTCAATGGCTTCCGCCAGGTATCGCCGGGGGAGGCGCAACCAGGAGACGTCATCATCAGAAAACCATTCCCCGGCGCTGATCCGTGCCACGCTATGTTTCTCCTTGATGACAACATGGTGCTTCATCACGACCATGCCGGGCATCTGAGCCGGAGAGAGTCCATGCGCCCGGCATACGTTAAGCAGACGCATTCCATATGGAGACACGAACAGTGCTCATCTTTAAATTTGCAGGCAATTTACGCCGATTTTACCGCCAAATATCCCTGAACGTAGACACGCCGGCGCAGGGGCTGCGCCTGCTTCTTGCCCAGAATCACGAATTCAAAAAAGCATTCCTCAATACAAAACTTCGACTCCGAATAGCGGGCGAGGATGTTGAGGTATCGGCTATGCACTGGCATCTGGATCGCCACCTGAAAGACGGCTCTGTGGTCCTGTTTGTGCCGGTAGTTGAAGGCGCTATCACCGCCGCTGCTGCTGCATGGATTGCGGTAGCCGTTAGTGTGGCGTCAATTGCGTACTCGGTCTATATGTCCCGCAACATGAAAACTAAAACGTCAGCAGAATCGGCAGAGAACAACACACTGACTAACAACTCCTTTACCAGTGCAGAGAACCGTGTCGGGCAGGGTCGCCCTGTACCGATCCTGCTAGGAGAAATGGAGGTTGGTTCGAACGTCATTTCTCTCGGCATTGACACAAGTAACAACCAGGACTGGACAGAATCAATCAGCTAAGGTGGCGCTATGTCTTCAGGCGGTGGTAAAGCATCAACCCCCAAACTCCTCGATGATAACCTCAAATCCAAACAGTTTTACCGGGTGCTAGACCTTATCAGTGAAGGTCCGATTTACGGACCGATAGATCAGTCACATCTGTCTTCATTCAAATTGAACAAAACGCCGGTTACTGACGCCAACGGAAACGTTAGCGTTAACGGCGTCAGCGTAGCATGGAGGCCGGGATCTGAAACGCAGTCGCCAATTAATGGCTTCTCTGCAATTGAAGCAACAACCATCGTTAATACGGAAGTCACCTACGATACGCCACTGGTACGCACCATAACCGATCAGGATGTAACCCGCGTTCGTTTCAACGTTGGTGTCACCGGGCTGGTAGAGCAGGACAACAAAGGAAACCAGAAGAACACTTCAGTCACTTTGGTTCTGGAGACCAGGACGGCAGCAACTGGCTGGGTAATAGTTAAAAATGTCACTATTACTGGCAAGATTTCCGGCGAGTATCTGGAAGCGCATCTGATTGATGCGCCAGAAACCAAACCGTTCGATATTCGTGTCAGACGCATTACACCGGACAGCACCAGTGATTTGCTGTCAAACGGCACCATCTGGAACAGCTACAGCGAGATCACTGACGATAACCTGAACTATCCGTTTTCTGCTATTGCGGGAGCGGTTATCGACCGTGACCAGTACACCGATACCCCAAGCAGGACATACCATCTTCGTGGCCTGATTGTGGACGTTCCTGACAACTACGATCCGATCACCAGAACCTATTCAGGCCTGTGGACTGGCGGATTCAAAAAAGCGTGGACTAACAACCCGGCATGGCTGTTCCGTGAGTTAGCAAAGAATACCCGTTTTGGCCTGGCGAAACGCGCCGGTTATATCGATGTAGATGACGGCGCGCTCTATGTTCTCTCACGGTATTGCGATCAACTTGTTAATGACGGCTACGGCGGTCAGGAACCAAGAATGACGCTGAATGCTTATATTACCGAGCAGGCGAGTGCGCGTGACATTCTTGACAAGATAGCGAGCATGTTTCGCGGTATAGCGCTGTGGGACGGGATGCGCCTGTCCGTCATGCTTGATGCGTCACAGGACCCGATTGCGACAATAACAAATGCTAACGTAGTTGATGGCGAGTTCAAACGTAGCTCCGTGAAGCGTTCAGAGAAATACAATGCCGTTGTTGTGTCATGGACTGACCCGGATAACGGCTGGGAGCAGGTGAAAGAGTATGTTTCCGACGATGAGATGATCGCACGTGGAAACTATAACGAAACGACCATTGAGGCATTTGGGTGTACGTCCCGAGGACAGGCATGGCGAGCAGGGAAATGGCTGCTGGAAACAGCGAAGCGCGAGAGCAGCAGACTGTCATTCCAGATGGCGCGCGATGCTATCCACTTCACGCCGGGTGACATCGTTGAAATCATGGATAACAACTATGCTGGTGCACGTCTTGGTGGCCGCATTATGTCGCATGCAGGTAACAAAATTACCGTTGATGCGGTTGATTCGTCTCTGATATCAGAAGGCGACACCATGTCGATCATGGGCAGTGACGGGAAGTTCGTTAAGTTTGAAATTGGCAGTATTGCTGACAATATAGTGACGTTGAAAACAACGCCAGCATGGATTCGTGACGGTACTGTATTTGCCATTTCTACCAGCAACGTTTCTACCAGGCTATTCCGCATCCTGAGCGTTGCAGAGACGGATAACAATTCTGTCTACAGCATCACTGCATCGCAACATGATCCGAACAAACAGGCCATTGTTGATGAAGGTGCTGTGTTTGATGTTCCAAGCGATACGCTGAACGGTTACCGCGTACCTAACGTGGAGAACCTGCGCATCATCAACACCAACTCTGAGACTGTACAGGTTACTGCAACATGGGAGACGGCAACAACTACCAAAAAGCTGATGTTTGAAGTGTATGTGTACACCGATGACGGGAAAGTGGTTGCGCAGTACGAAACAGACCAGTTCCGCTATGAGTTTTTTGGTCTGAATGCCGGTAGCTACACGCTGGGTGTTCGTGGTCGTAATGAAAACGGGATGAAAGGCGCAGAGACACAAATCAGCATGGTTATCGGCGCACCACCTGCGCCATCCAGTGTTATCTGGACGCCAGGCTTGTTCTCTGCTGACCTGGTTCCTGTTATGCGCATTACGGCAACGACCGACACCTCGTTTGAATTCTGGTATTCCGGGCTGAAGCAGATAGAAAATCCCGCAGACATTGAAGATCAGACTCAGTTCCTTGGGCGCTCTAACCAGTGGACCCTTCATGGTCTACATGCTGATAAAACATATTACGTTTATGTTCGCACCAGGAATGCTTTCGGGGTATCTGAATTTGTTGAAGCATCCGGGCAGGCGTCATCTGATATTCCAGGGATGATAGAGCTTATTGATGAGCAGATACGAGAGTCAGATGCGTTTAAAAATGTTCAGGAGGGTGTTGATACTAATCTGGAAGGTATCATGTCAAATGCGCTGGCAAACCACGGAACCGTGGAACACCAGTGGGCTCAGTATGGGGAGGTCCGGGCTGATATATTGGTTGTAAAAACCACGGTAGCTACTGCTGAAAAGGGATTGGCTGATTTATCCACCTATGTTCAGGCTCAAATTGGCCCGAACGGAGAGTTAACGGCGGCGGTAAATGAAAAGCTTACTGCTCAGGTTGAAGATAATGGTAATGCTAAAGCTTCATATACTATTAATCTTGGCATTAAAAGAAATGATGTTCTCTATAACGCTGGTTTTGGTATATCCATTGAGCCCTCAGGAAGCACCTATAAATCGACTGTGGTTTTTGCTGCTGATCAATTTGGTATTTATTCAGGAAGTGACCCTGGTAATTATAAGGCTGCATTCCTGACCTCTAATGGTCAGGTATTTATTAACGAAGCATTTATTGATTATGCGTCATTCACTTTGGCGAAAGTTGGCTCATGGTATTCAGCTAATTACGTAGCAGGACAGACAGGGACGATCATGAAATCAGATGGTACGTTTGAGATGAATGGCAGCGATGGGCTCGGGGGCAGGAAGATTACCAACCTTACAGACAGTATCAAAGATGAAAATGGAGTACTGCGTGTCCAGCTCGGAAAACTAACGGGGGTATTCTGATGACATGGGGAATTCAGACATGGGACGCTAACGGTGTCCCGAA